TAGGAGACATGTATTTTAATAAGACGTTGAATGATTGGACTAGATTTGATATTACAAAGAGAACTAAATATGACGCAACTATAAGTTCTGGATTAGCTATAATGGCTTGTAATAGACATTTATATGCTCCAAATGCAAAAATAGATAGACAACCAGTGAATATTAATTTTGCAAAATATAGTCAAAAAGGTAATATGAGTAAAATAATTAAAAATTAAAGATGGCTGAATCAATTATAAATAGACATTTTCCTAGTCAAGTTGTTAGTGATGTTGAAAAGATAAGTTATGATTATGGATTGAAAGTAGCAAAAGCAATTCAACACGAATGGTTTAATAGTACTCACGGTGCTAATAATAGATTTAGTAATAGTAATAATAAATTTCATAGACTTCGTTTATATGCTAGAGGTGAGCAGTCAATTCAAAAATATAAGGATGAGTTATCTATAAATGGTGATTTGTCCTATTTAAATTTAGACTGGACCCCTGTTCCAATTATTTCTAAGTTTGTAGATATTGTGGTTAACGGAATAGCGGAAAGATTATATGATATAAAAGCGTATTCACAAGATCCTTTCGGTGTAGTTAAGAGAACTCAATACATGCAGAATATCCAAAAAGATATGAAGATGAAGGAGTTTGATAAATTTGTTAAAGAGAAGTTTTATATTGATACAAAAGAAAGTGATGTTAAAGAATTACCTGCTACTGAAGAAGAGTTATCGTTACACATGCAGCTTAATTATAAACAGGCTATAGAACTAGCAGAAGAGCAAGCGATAAATATGTTGATGAGAGGAAATCAATATGATTTAATAAAAAGAAGATTTTATCAAGATTTAGTAGTATGCGGAATAGGCGCTGTGAAAACTTCGTTTAATACCTCAGAAGGTGTTGTAATTGATTATGTTGATCCAGCTAATTTAGTTTATTCTTATACTAACTCTCCATTTTTTGATGATATATATTATGTTGGTGAGGTTAAATCTATACCTGTAAACGAATTAAAAAAGCAATTTCCATTTATTAATCATGATGAGTTAGAGCAAATTATTAAAGATAAAGGATCAAATAATAGTTATTATAATTCTCATACTCCATCAGAAGTAGATAATAATAAAATAGATATTTTATATTTCAATTATAAAACCTATATGAATGAGGTTTATAAAATGAAAAAAAGTGGTACTGGATCTGATAAAATGATTAAAAAAGACGATTCGTTTAATCCAAAAGAAAATAAAGACAGATATGAAAAAGTACAAAGATCTTTAGAGTGTTTATACGAAGGCGCTTATATATTAGGTACCGACAAATTAATCAAATGGGAGAGAGCTAGTAATATGATGCGTCCTAAAAGTGATTATACTAAAGTAAAAATGAACTACGCTATTGTTGCTCCTAGAATGTATGAGGGTAGAATTGATTCGCTAGTTAATCGTATAACTGGTTTTGCAGATATGATCCAGTTAACACATTTAAAAATACAACAAGTAATGTCTAGAATGACACCTGATGGCGTTTTCCTAGATGTAGATGGATTAGCTGAAGTTGATTTAGGTAACGGAACCAACTATAATCCACAAGAAGCATTAAACATGTTTTTCCAAACAGGTAGTATTGTTGGTAGATCATACAATCAAGAGGGTGATGGTAATCCAGGTAAAATACCTATTCAAGAGATTAATAATGGTATGGGTGCTGGTAGTAAAATGCAAAGTTTAATCCAAACATATAATTATTATTTACAAATGATACGTGATGTCACGGGATTAAATGAAGCTACAGATGGTTCTACGCCGGCTGAAAGATCATTAGTGGGTGTACAAAAAATGGCTGCAGCTAATTCAAACACAGCATGTAGACACATTTTAAATAGTGGTATGTATTTAACCGCTGAAATAGCAGAACAACTATCACTTAGAATATCTGATATTATAGAATACTCTCCTACTAAAAATGCTTTTATAGAAGCTATTGGCGCTCACAATGTGGCTACATTAGAAGAAATGTCAGATTTACATTTATATGATTTTGGTATATTTTTAGAATTAGAACCGGATGAAGAAGAAAAACAACTATTAGAAAATAATATTCAAACAGCGTTATCCCAACAAAGTATTGAACTAGAAGATGCTATTGATTTAAGAGCAATTAAAAATGTTAAATTATCTAATCAATTACTAAAATTAAGAAGGAAGAAAAAAGGAGATGAAGATCAAAAAAGACAATTAGAGCAAACTAGAGCCCAAGGAGACGCTCAAGCGCAAGCTTCAGAAGCAGCATCTAAAGCAGAAATAGAGAAAAACAAAAGCATAATGGAAACACAACAAGCTTTAGAGGAATTAAAAACTCAAGGTAAATCGCGACTTTTAAATGAGGAGGCGTTAATCAAAAAAGAACTAATGGCGCAAGAGTTTCAATATAACATGCAATTAAAGCAATTAGAGACCCAAGCTAAATCAGCAACACAACTATTATCTGAAAATCGAAAAGATGATAGAACAAGAATGCAAGCAACTCAACAATCAGCAATGATTGATCAAAAAGAAAATCAAAAACCTGCTCAAAACTTTGAATCATCAGGTAATGATGTGTTAGGAGGTTTTGACGTAGGTATGTAAAATTTATTAACTATTATTATATTATATTATGGCAAAAAAGAAAAAAGAAGAAGTAGTTGAAAAAACTACTACTAATAAAGAACCTAAAAATAACGAAACAAAAGGAGACGTTATAAAGGTAAAAGAAAAAATGCAAATGAAACCTATGGCTGAAAAACAAACTGTTACCAAGGTTGATTTAAATGAACCACCAAAAGTCAAGGAAGATGCCAATACAGAGCAAGAAACAACAAATGTGGTTGCAGACAAACAAACCGAAACTGTACAAGAAGTGGTTGAAGAAGTATCATCAGAACAAACCCCCGTTCAAAATGAAGACACACCCGTCCTTGAGGAAATAACAGTAGACGGTGGAGAAGAGGAAGTTACTGTAGAAGCAACTGCAGAAACAGCTGTTAGTGCTATTAAAGAGTCAATGGAAACCGGTAAACCTCTTCCTGAAAATATTGAAAAATTAGTAAGTTTCATGGAGGAAACTGGAGGGGATTTAAATGATTATGTTAAGTTAAATAAAGATTATTCTGAAATGGATAACCAAGATTTACTACATGAATATTATAAACAAACTAAACCTCATCTAAATACAGAGGAAATCAATTTCCTTTTAGATGATCAATTTTCATATGAAGAGGATTCTGACGATGAAAACGAAATAAAAAGAAAAAAATTAGCGTTAAAAGAGCAAGTTGCCAGCGCTAAAAGCCATCTGGACGGGCAAAAGTCCAAATATTATGAAGAAATTAAATTAGGTTCAAAGCTCACGAGTGAGCAGCAAGAGGCTATTAATTTCTATAATAAATATACAAAAGAAGCAGAAGAAACGCAGCGTTATGAAAAAGCAGCTAAATCTAATTTTATGAATAGAACTAATAAGTTCTTCGGAGACAAATTCAAAGGTTTTGAATATAATGTCGGGGATAAAAAATATAGATTTAATGTAAACGACGTTGATAAAGTAAAGGAAACGCAGAGTGACATAAATAACTTCATAGGAAAGTTTCTTGATGAAAATAGACATATGTCAGATGAAGCTGGGTATCATAAATCTTTATTTACTGCAATGAATTCTGATGCTGTTGCTAATCATTTTTATGAACAAGGTAAAGCTGATGCTTTAAAACAAAGCGTAGAAGAATCTAAAAACATAAATATGAATCCACGCCAAGAGTTAAATAATAATATTGACACTGGTGGGGTTAAAGTAAGAGTATTGGGTGATAATTCTTCTGATTTCAAATTTAAAATTAAAAACAAATAACAAATTTAAAAATTACTTATTATGGCAATTACTGCAGGAGGTAGTTTGAATAGTGTACCTGCACCAAGGCAGCAAACACTAGTAACAAATTACCTAGATTTTACGGGTACCACAGATACAACGTGGGCTCAACAATATTTACCAGATCTTATGGAGAAAGAAGCTGAAGTTTTCGGACCGAGAACTATTTCAGGATTTCTTTCACAAGTAGGAGCTGAAGAGGCTATGCAAGCTGATCAAGTTGTATGGTCTGAACAAGGTAGATTACACCTTTCTTATAAAGGTCACGTACACTCTACCGCAGGTGGTGTAGATTCAACTTCACAGATAGATATTACACAAGATATTGATGGTAATTCTAATACTGGTGGAATACACGGTATTAGAGTAAACGATACTATTATTATATCTGACTCTACTAATGGTGTTGTAAAAGGATTAGTAGTTACAGTCGCTACAGACAGGATTGATTTCGCTGTTTATGGTGCTGCAGCTGTTACTGGAACAACTTCTAATCAAGATACAACTATATTAGTTTATGGTTCTGAATACACAAAAGGAACGCAATATTTTGATGGTGGTGCTGCTACTACGCAATCTGATTCAAGAGGTGCTAACGAACCTTCAGTTCAAACCTTCACTAATAAACCAATTATTATGAAAGATTACTACGAGGTATCAGGTTCTGATACAGCTAGAATTGGTTGGATTGAAGTTGCTGCTGAAGACGGACAAAGTGGATATCTTTGGTATTTAAAAGCTGAAGCTGACACTAGAGCTCGTTTTACTGATTATTTAGAAATGGCAATGTTAGAAGGTGAACTTGGTGGCGCTGGTAGTGACCTTACTGAAAGCGTAAACGTAATGTATAACGCTACTGGTAATAGTACTGGTACTGAAGGTTTATTCGCTGCAATTGAATCTAGAGGTAATTTAACTTCTGGTATTAATGGTATCACGGCAGCTGTTGATTTAGCTGAATTCGATGCTATTTTAGCTGAGTTTGATAATCAAGGTGCAATTGAAGAAAACATGATATTTGTTAATAGATCAACTAGTTTGGCTGTTGATGACATGTTAGCTGCTATGAATTCTTATGGAGCTAACGGTACTTCTTACGGAGTATTTAACAATTCAGAAGATATGGCACTTAATTTAGGTTTCTCTGGTTTCCGAAGAGGTTCTTATGACTTCTACAAATCTGATTTCAGATACTTAAATGACAAAGCTACTAGAGGTGGAATTAACGCTACTGCTGGGGCTAACGCTATTAGAGGGGTTATGGTTCCAGCTGGAACATCTACGGTTTATGACCAAATGTTAGGTAAAAACCTTAAGAGACCATTCTTACATGTTAGATATAGAGCTTCTCAAACTGATAATCGAAGAATGAAAACTTGGGTTACTGGTTCTGTTGGAGCTGCTACGTCAGCGCTTGATGCAATGCAGATACACATGTTATCTGAAAGATGTTTAGTTACACAAGGTGCTAACAATTTCATGTTATTGAAATAAGCACTTATTATATTAAAGACCGGGGCTTCGGCCTCGGCCTTTTATTTTATTAATTTTATTATATATTATATTATGGCAAAAAAAGCAAAAAAAGTTGAGGTAGAAGAACCTCAAGTAAATGAAGAAGTGATGGTAGAAACATCATTGGTTGAAGAACCAAAAGCAAGAGAAAGAAAAACCCCTGAAGATGAATGGGAAATAAAAGATAGATTATATTTATTAAAAGGTGGTAAAAAACCTTTGTCAAGAATGATTAAATCTACTAATATATTTTGGTTTGACGAAGAAAAAGGTTACGAAAGAGAACTTAAATATTGTCAAAATCAAAAAACTCCATTTGTAGACGAAATGAAAGGTGATCAAAGACTTGATCACATAATCTTTAGATCTGGTAGTTTATTTGTAGGAAGAGAACAAACAACATTACAAAAATTATTATCTTTATATCATCCTCATAAAGATAAAATATACGAAGAATATCAACCACAAAAATTAGCAGCTACTGAAATCGACGTATTAAATATGCAAGTTGATGCTTTAACGGCAGCTAGAAACGTAGATATAGATATGGCTGAAGCTATTATGCGTGCTGAGGTTGGTTCTGAGGTATCTAGATTAAGTACTAAGGAACTTAGACGTGATTTATTAGTATTTGCTAGAAACAATCCTT